CATCAGTTTCCTCAATACGCTTTATATGCTCGTCTATCTGTCTATTTAACGACATTTTTTAACTCCCGTATTAAATCATATGAACGCAACATTGATACTAGATGCTTATCTCTAATTATAGAGTCTGATTTTATATTAGTTAGCTGGGCTTGTACTTCACTTAGTTTAACTCGAACCACGTCATCTTTAACTTTACCTGTCAGCTTACTTAAAATCTTATTAACAATATTAATCTCACTCACCATATACTTCTTCAGCGTCGATGTGTTTGAAATATTGTTAATATACTCTCGTAATAGGGATTTTTGCTTAGAATCTAGCTTACCATACTTTGTATTAAATTTCTCTAATAATATCTTATATGATAGTAATCGTACATCTTTATCTTGTTTAGAGTACTCGTTAAGCACAGTATCACTATCATGCTTATTAGATGTATGAGTACCTGTTATGTGCTCGATAACATTATACCTACACTTCATTATCTGTGTAGGGCTATTTTTAGAAGTACTCGATTCTAGTAGCTTATAAATAGATGCATTTAATCGATAGTTAGGTACTCTAGATTTAAAGAAGTCATCTAAGTTATAATGTTGTTTAATTTCACGAACTAGATTATACTTTTCTCGTTTTGATTTACTGCGATTTGTCTTAGCGTATTCAGAGATAACTATATCAATAAAACGCTCAGCTTTTACATCTACCGTGTACTTTTGCTGCTGCAGTGCTTTATATAGCTCTAACTCTCTAGCTAATACGGTATCTTTCTTAAAATACTCTTTAATAATAGCTATCGCTGGTGATTGTTTACTACTCGATAACGTGTCAGAAGTAATCTGACGGGTTAGTAGTTCGAATAGTACACCGACATTTCTAATTTTACTATGCTTTAAAGCCATGGTATATCCCTATATATTATTATACTCTTATAAATATCAGCTATCTGATAAAGACTCATCTTTTAATAAATTATTTTCATTTAATAGACTGGATTGCTTCATAGATTTTAATAATCCGCTAAAGGATTCCTTTGCTAATGGACTACCATTATACTTATGCTTAATAGATCTATCCCTATTTCGTACATCTCTATTTTTTGTTTCTGATCCTAATGGATCTCTACCTCGGATATGATCCTGTGTACCATACTTAACACCTTCAGGTGGTCTACCTATAGGGCCTGATTCTCCGAATGAAAAATCATCTTCGTCTTCATCCTCTTCAGGGCCTTCTGGTGGGTTTGCAGGATCAGTACCTTCGTCGACGATTGATGTTTTACGGAAAGTGCTTTTAGCGTCTTCAATAACATTAGCGCGTTCTTTTTCTATATCTTCTTTACTTAAATCAAATATTTTTTCATAAATCCAGTTCTCTGAGAGCATCTGATTATCTTTTATACTATCTGCTAATGATATCTTCTCACTCCACAATGACACTTTTTCTTGCTGATATATAATGGATGAGTTAGTTAAATCTAACTTAAACCCAGCTAATTTTTCATCAGTGTACCCTTGTGCGTATAAATGTACTATGGCTAGTTTCGTTAGTTCTGATAATACAATACGCTGTAATCGCTCTATAGTTCTTGCAAATCTAACATCCTCTGCTGCTAATGTAGCTTTACCTTCTGTTGTTTCATCATATCCTAAGAACGCTTTAGGTATCTTTAACGCTGCAAACATTCTATTTCTTAAGTATTCAACATCATCAATACCACCGAACTCCATACCAGATAAGGTGTCAATCTCAGTACCACTCTGACCACCTCTAATAGGCATATAATAATCTTCCATCATGTTCTGCATGTTAAACTTAAGATTATATTGACCTGTTTGTGGATCTACATACGGTACTTTCTTCATTTTATTAATAACTTTTTGCATATAGTTATCAACCTCTGCAGGTGGAATATTACCTATATCAATCTTGAATACCCTCTTCTCAGGTGCACGCATAATTCTATGGATCATCATAGCATCTTCCATAAGAGTTAATTGTTTCCAGTTCTTTCTAGCTCCTTCGAGCATTGATTTACCGTATGGTAGAAAGTTGGAATCAGAGAGCAGTCTGAAGTGTGCTATTTCGTAATTCTCATATTCTGTTTTTGCAGTCTGTACATTACCACCCATTGATATATCGTGAGTAAACTTTACATACTCTGGATGCTCTTCATCTGTATCCTCTTCGCGGATCATCTCATATGTTGAAATAGGGGATACATTAGTTATACCTAACTTCTCTGTTATATCCAGCTTGAGATACATATCTCCATACTTACACATACTACGTATCCATGGCCATAGATTAAACTCTATATTCAATACGTCATAAAATAAATTATGAAGTACATCCTGTATCTCTACATCATCACATTTTATAGATAACACTTCACCATACTCATTCTTCATAGTTGACTCATCTGCATATATATCTAATGCGGAAGAGATTATCGAATCTTCATCCATTGACTCATAATCTGTGAATAAACTTATTCGTTGAGTTTGAAATGTTTGATACTGATTGTAAGTCATGTTAGCTGTTGTACCATGTAACTTATTATATCTATCAACTAACCTGTTAGTTGCTAAGCTATTGGTTGCTTGAGCTTTATTAACGTCGATTACACGTAATTTATTTTTACCCACTCTACGTACAATTGTATTAGTAGAGAATAGTGTTCGTAATCTTCCAAAAAATGTTTTATCTGCCATTGTATTCCTTTATATAAGCCACGTTAAATCTTCTTGATCATCACCTAATTGCATATTCCATGAATCATGAGTCCCTACATCTGTTTGACCATATACACCATCGTGTCCAGTTGATGATCCCATTAAGCCTAGCGCTCGTTTATCTAACTCTAATCCTTCACTACGTAATTTTAATGCTGTATCTCGTACATACATAGCAATTGCGTATGCCATTACAAGATCATCATTATACCCTCCCTGTGCTTCTGGTCTTGATCCTTTCCATATAAATACGAATAGTTCATCAATCAATCGCTTTGAGCGTACAATACATGATTTTTCTCTAAAATAAATATCAAGCTTTGAAACTAAAAGTGGTCTCGTTCTACTCGATGTTGTGAATCCAGGTACCATCTGCGACTTATCTTTCATGTCATACCCTTTACGTAATTGCACTTCAGGATCTACTACCCCTTCATGTTTATATGTGTAATATAAATTCCTATATCCTCGATCTATCGCTGGTTGTATAGCGGCCCATCCTATATTTGCGTTCTCTATAACTAATAGCGCTTCATTATACTCCGTCGATATATTAACAAGCATATTACCGAATTCCTTAACACCTAATTGAGCTTTAAATTCTGCTACTTGGGTGACTGTCTCAATATCAATAACATGGAATGTTGAGTAATCTGCTCCGTCACCACGCGCGACATCAGCTACTACTATATAATTTTTTGTATAATCAGGGTACTCCCATATCCACAACGCATCATCTATTCCGCGTTTTTCAACAGGATCCATGCACTGATTTAACCTATACCATTCTAATAACTGACCCGGTATTACAGTAGCTCCAGATGATATAAAATCACAATCACATTCTTGAGCTGCTTGATCAGGGCCGAGAATTACATCCTGCTCATCTCTCCACTTTTGCTCTCGCTCCGGGTGTACTGTCCAGTGTAATCGTATGGTGTTAAACTTATTTTCATTAGATTCTGCTTTCATCCATGTTCGGTGAAAGAAGTTACCAGTACCGTTAGGTGTTGATAATACAATTGCTTTACCACCGGTTGCAAGTGTTTGTTGAGCAGATGTCCATATATCATCTACCTTATCGATGAACGCTGCTTCATCAATAACTAATAATGATAGTGCTTCTGAACGACCTGCATCTGGTGAGCTTGATACAGCTTTCACTTGAGAACCGTTACTCAATCTAAGGGATAACTTATTATCTTCTACTACACCTGGTCGCAACCAGCTTGGTAGGAAATCATGCATTACTCTAACCTTTGTTACAAGATTCTTAGC